GTTTAAACGATGCAAAAAATGTAGTGCCTCTATCACTTGGTTATAGTGGCTTCCCTAATGCAGAAAATTATTCTGGTTCTGCTAGTGAAAACTTAAACAACATTATTGTAGGTAAGTTTGGTGCAGATGTTCAGGTATTTGCAGGTGGTTCTACTAAACTATTTAAAATGGATAACACAACACTTGCATTAGCAGATGTATCTAAAACAGGTGGGTATTCTAGTACAGATAACTGGCAGTTTAAACAATTTGGTAAAATTATTTTAGCTGCAAACAATAGTGCAAAAATACAGGCATGGGAAATAGCAAGTTCTAGTGCATTTGCAGATGTAGATGCTTCCGCACCTATTGCTAAATACATTACCGTTGTTCGTGATTTTGTTGTTGCTGGACATTTAGATGGTGGAACAAATGCTAACAAAATTCAATGGTCTGATATTAATGACGAAACCAATTGGACAAGTGGTTCTACATCACAATCAGATTATCAGATTATTCCTGACGGTGGAAACATAACTGGTCTTGCAGGTGGTGAATTTGGTTTAGTGTTCCTTGAGAAAGCAATAGCAAGATTAAGTTATTCTGGGAGTCCACTTTTTTTTCAAATAGACATAATATCACGAGGGTTAGGTTGTTTAGAAGGTAACTCTATTGCAACTTATGGTAATACATCATTCTTTTTATCTGATGATGGTTTTTATTCATGCGATGGTACTAATGTTGTAGGTATTGGTACAGACAAAGTTGACCGTTGGTTCTTTAGTGATTGTTCATTAACAGATTTAGATAGTATGACTACGGCAGTTGACCCTGTTAAAAAGTTAGTTGTATGGAACTATAAAGCAGTTGATGGCAAACGACACATGATTGTTTATAACTGGCAAATAAATAAATGGTCAAGATTAGAAACATTAGCTACTGGTGTAGGTACAATTGCTTCTACAGGTACAACATTAGAGGGTCTTGTTTCATCTTATTTAGTAACAGCAGGTAGTTTTGTAACTTCTAGTGAATATCAAATATATGAAATAGGCACTACTGATTTTACATTAATAGGTGCATCAGAAAATAAAGTAGGTGTTAAATTTACTGCAACAGGAGCAGGTAGTGGAACAGGTAAAGCTGTTGATTTGGCTGCTGCTACTGCTGGTAGCAGAACCATAGACTCAATGACTGCATCACTAGATTCACGATTATTTATTGGTGGTAAGTTTTTATTTGCAGGATTTGAAGATGACAAGATTGTTACTTTTACAGGTTCTACTTATAATTCTGAAATTATTACAACCGATGTAGAAGTAGGTTACAACTCTGTAGTCACTCTTGCTAGACCAACCATTGATAATGGTACTGCTACAGTTAAAGTTGCTAGTCGTAAAGAACTAGATGATAACATATCATTTAGTGCTGCTGTAACAACATCGTCAGAAGGTCGTGCATCTTTACGAAGTTTTGGTAGATACCATCGTTTTAGTATTAGCCCAACAGGTAACTGGACTAACGCAGTAGGAGTAGATGTAGATATAACACCAACAGGAACTAGGTAATGGCAAGAACCGATATGTATCGTAAGCTACCTTTTCAAGGTGGCGAACCTCGTCTAGTTGCAGAAGTCGTAAACAATGCAATGACTGGAAAACTGAACTGTACTGGCGAGATGGAGTTATTAAATAACACCACATCAACTACAATTAATGATGAACGAGCAGGTTTTAATTCATTTATCATGTTTATGCCTTTAACTGACCATGCAGCAGTAGAAATACCTTATATGTATGTCAGCACAAGAAACAAAGGCAGTTTTACAATTACACACAGAAATCACGGAACTGGTCATGCCAATGATTTGCAGTTCATGTATGTTATCATAGGGTAGTGTATATCTAGGATTTGTCATGGCACTTACAGTTTATATTGTACCTACCAATCATGTACAACAATTTTGGCATTTAGCTGAACCTTTACTACAGAAAGCATTAGACAAAGGCAACGGTGAATTTACTGCTGACCAATTAAAACTATTAGTAGCACAAGGACAGCAGCAACTAATCTTATCTATGGATGAAGATAAGAATGTGCATTGTGCTTTAACAGTACAATGGATTATGTACCCTAACGACAGAATTGCTTATATTACTTATATAGGTGGTCGTAATACAAAAGATGGATTTGACCAGTTTAAAACATGGGTTAAAAATAGTGGTGGAACTGCAATACGAGGTGCTACCAAGTTTGAAAGTATAGCTAAACTCTGGAATAGGCTATATGGATATGAAAAAATATATACACTAATGGAGCTTAAATTATGATTATGCAATTAAAAATATGGTTGTTTAAACAGCTATATAAATCTATCGCAAAACATGGCAGAGAAGGTGATACTGAACTTGCCCATGTTAATTCTTACGAGGTAGAGCTATTAAGGTTAGCAGGTGGTAGTGGTACAATTAACCCAACCACAGGACTGCGAGAGTTTAAAGGGGGTGGTGGAGGAACACAAACAACATCATCTGAATTAGACCCTATTGTTAAGCCTTTTGTAGAGTATGGATTGCAAGAAGCTAAAGGCTTGTATCAACAAGCTGGTCCAGAATACTATCCAGAAGCTACTTATATTCCAGCATCAACACAAACACAATCAGCATTACAAGCAGCAGAGCAAAGAGCATTAGCAGGTAGTCCATTAGTACCAGCAGCTCAAGCACAACAGCTAAATGTAATACAAGGCGGAATGTTAGGTGCAAATCCATTTTTAGCTCAAGCAATGTCAGGTGCAGCCGATGTTGCTAAACAACAATATTACGATGCAATACAAGGCACTCGTAGTGGTGCATCACAAGCAGGTCGTTATGGCTCACCAGCTATGTTTGAACAACAAAATAAAGCACAACAAAACCTTGCTAACGCACTTGCTCAAGAAGCAGGAAGGCTTATGTATCAATCCTACGGACAAGAAAGAGGCTATCAACAACAGGCTTCTCAGCTTGCTCCACAAATGGCTCAAGCAGATTATGCAGATATTCAACAGCTACTAGCTACAGGCAAGACTCAAGAAGATTATGAAAGACAAGCATTAGAAGCTGATATTGGTCGATTTGAATATGGTCAAAACTTACCGTACTCTAAACTACAGTCTTACTTATCTGCTGCATACGGTGCTCCTGCTCCTATACAGCAGACTACAACGTCTAGTGGAGGTGGTAAATAATGGCTATGATACCTTACATGGCAGCAGGCTATGCTGCTGACAGACTTATGGGTGGCTCTGGTATGACAGGGTTAGCTTTAGGTACTGGTGTTGGTGCTGTTGGCGGATTTGGAGCATTAGGCTCAGCCTTAGGGGGAACTACTGCTGCTGGAGCAAACTCTTTAGGAGCTGGTGCAGGCTTAATGGGAGGCACTGGCACTACAGTTGGGGGAAGTGCATTAGGGATTGGCTCATCTATTCCAGCAACAGCAGGTGGGTATTCTAGTTTGCTAGGTGGAGAAACAATATTGCAGCCTTACAATGTAGGTATGGGCGGTGTAGAGTCTACTTTAGGTGCATACAATCCTGCAGCAGTAGTTCCCCCACAATTTGGTGCAGTACAAGGTAGTGCTGCTGGACTATATCCAGACTATGCACCTATTGCTGCTGAAAAAATTGGCGGATATGTTCCAAGCGCAACCGAACTAGAAACAGCAGCTAACTTAAAACAGTTTGGTGGTTTAACAGATTCAGTTCCAGAACCAACTTTATTTGAAAGAGGTTCAGATTATATGTCTGGATTGTTTGATGATGTAACAGGTAAAGATGTAACGTCTGGAGCAATGCAAGTTTCTAACATGGTTGACCAAAGACAACAAGCGCAAAATATGATACAGCCACCTGCACCACAAATACAACGTGGGAAAGAACCTACAATTGCAGCCCCATTAGCAATCAATGTTTCTGCTCCAAATAGAGAGTATGTAAATGCAAGAACATTTGGTTTAGGTGAACAACCGGATATTCAAATTGAAGATTTGCTTAATAAAAGAAGAGGTAGATAACTATGGCATGGTATGATTTTTTAACAGATATTGGTGGCACTGGATATAATATCTTCGGTGCAGCGCCTAGCGCTAATATGAAACAAATGGCTGAAATGGGATTGTTGGGAAAAGGCAAATATCAAGATATGCTAGATAAAGCACAACAAAAATCTTTATTACAAGGTTTATTAACTACTGGTTTGTCTTATGCTGCACAACCTAAAAATCAAGGTTATGGAAGCATATTCCCATATTTAGCTAAAGCTGGATTAGCTGGCGTACAAGCAGCTCAAAAGCCTTATGACCAATTAACTCAAGATGCAATAATGAAAGAAAAGTTTGCAGAACTTC